AAAGACCAAACATCTGCCAGTAACCAACGGCGGCAAGTCCGAACATTCCTGGTATGATCCAGTTCCATATTAGCATAGCAATCAGAGGATCAACAAAGAGATTAAAGATTGCATTAGCAACCTTCTTAGCATTCTCTTTGCGTGCCTCTTCCTCTAGAGCAGTGGCAATTTCCTGAGTAAGTTCTTCCTCCTGCTGCTCTGCAACCTTTTTTGGGTTGAAATATACGCTCATTTTTTCTGCTTTTTGTTCAGTGGGTCTTCCCATACTTTTGGATTAGATCTACCTTCAGTTTGTGTGAAGGTAATAAAACCTTCACGATAATTGTCCCAGTAATGATCAAAAATGTCAACCTTTTTGTTGCAAAGTACAATGTCAAAGTACACTGTACCTTCTTCCATATACTCCACTAAGTATGCAGTGTGTGGAAGAGATCTATCATTAGCAAGAGAAGGATCACACTTAGGACGAATGATTCTAATCTTACTCAAGAGCGACCACCCCACTTGATTTGGGGAAATGCCTGAGTAACTACCGCTTTAGTGATTCGGTACTTAGACTGCAGGTCTTTGTCCTTTGCTAGCACCACAACCTCCGCCTCACTTTCATGAAGACCTTCTAGAAGTTGGATGAACAAAGATTCTTTCTTAAGCATCGGCAACTTGTCGTCTCCACCCTTGAAGAATCGGTAAAGTTTGCGATACTCTTTTGCAAGTCTTGTGTGTTCGGTGCCTGCAGGTGCTTCGTTCGCTTCAAAAGGAACGTCACCCTCGGGCATCACGGAAATAATGCTCTCATCATAGTTGATGATAAGAATCGCTCTGAGAGCATCGGTGTTGTACGTTCGTAACAGGTCAATTTTCTCTGCCTTAGTCTTGGCGTTTGATACTTTTTTAAGTACCTCGCTTACCAACAAGGCGTTCACATCAGTTTTTCGTGCCATGGTTTTAGTGATTAGTCATCATCTTCGTAATCTTCGTCCACCCAATCGTCAAAGTATTGATTGTCTGGACGAATGTAAATTAGTTCATCATGCAGAATGTTACCGTTTTCATCCAGCATCTCTGGGTGAGTCACTGACTTAGCGTATGCTGCGTTCTCAATGTAATCTTCAACATACCCCTTAGCAAGCCAAGAGACGGTAATTCCTAAAATGAATGCCCCGATTGTTACCAGGACTGCAAGTGCAATTAACATGGTTTCCCCCTATAAATTAACTAATTTGGAAAACCAACCTCCTATTGAAACACTGAAATATTTATCAGGATTCTCAGATAATCTTGTTTTCTCTAAGGTATTTGACAGCATCTGTGCAACCGCCCAGATGTTGATCATTCATTAGAACTTGAGGGAAAGTAGCATTCTTGCCAAACTTCTGATACAGTTGTTCGCGATCAAAATGTTCACCTAATATAAGTTCATTGTATTGCATCCCCTTTGCATTTAGTACCATTTTGATACGTTCGCAAAAAGGACAACCTCGTTTGGAATAAATTGTAAAGTTGTACATGTGAAGGAAAGAGCATCAGATTCCGTACATTATATAGTAGCACAAAAAACCTAAGGGGTCAAATTTTTGGCGGGAATTTTTTTGCGACTTTTTGGTAATTAAAAAGTGAATTTCATTCGTCGGTCAGGTGATCCTTGCACATCATGGAGTAAGGATCACACTCCATCTTCTTATTGAAACTCTTGCGGCACTTCTTCACCTCCTTCAGTTCGTCTTTGATCTGTTGATAGGCATCTTCGGCAGTGATTCTCCTTGCCATTTCCATGGCAGTAATCATCTCCACTCGGGTGCCAAAATGTTTGAGTGCTTCCTCAAAACAATTTAGGGATTCGTACATTCCCATATCATTCCTCCAAGCGTTGTACTTCGTAAAGGCTAGAGCGATAATACTTTTTGTTCTTTTTTACCTTGCGAATGAACTCTTTTGAAGTCATGTTCTGTCTCTTCTTAAAGATTTCATTGAGTGCAGACAGCTCTTCAATGTTCTTTTGAAGTTGACGTTCAGACTTCTTCTGTTCAATACGATTCAATACAGTAGTATCAATCATTTCATCACTGATCTGATCAAACTCTGCTACATCTCCCTCAATCTGTTCCTGAACTTCTTCAGGCAGTTGGTCTTTTGGGATTTTAGGTAAGTCCATTATGGTCTGGGTTCAAATCTACAGGTGATCAATTGTACTCTCTGTCCACTAGTGGCGCTGACAATTTCAAACTTGGTTTGGGTATCCTCGTTAGCGTTGGCAGCGTTACCTTCAGACAGTTCCACTTCTATGTAGGACTGGGGATCAATGATTGCTTCCAGAGATGAGTCTGCAGTAGCCCAGTTGGATTTGTACTCATTGATTACGTCTACGCCATCTACTATAACACGGATACGGAAAGATCCGCAACTACTCCCACTGTTACCACCAAGATGTCTTAACGTTGCATTGTTAACATCAGCAAGTTCAACCTGCTGAGTGAGGTTAGTTGTTGTAGTGTCATTGTAAGTGTTACATCCACTGCTAGAATATCCAGTAGGACGGTGAGCAACTGTCATACTAGGAGTGCCAAATGCTAGGACATTATTACCCTTAATTGCTTCGTTGGAAGTACGAACCGTACCCTCTTTGAACAATGTAGTACCAACACCCTGTCTAGTGTTAAAGATTTCACCCTTAGATTGAGCAGTTGGATTGTTCAAATTGTTTGTCACAGAATAGATTCGTACCAATCCACCACCATTATTCCAACTAGAACTTGGGTTGCCAGGAGAGATGTTGAGAAGGTCCCCGACTTGATAACCACTACCAGCAGCAACAATAGAATTGATTCTTACATTAGTATCAATGTCTCCATTGCCATCTGCAACAGCGAGTAGGGTCATATTGAGAGTTAACGCACTGCCATTTCCACCTGTCATAGTATAGTTTTGAGTTACAAGATCACCTACAGCGTTCCAACGCCCATCATTTCCTTCCTCTCTGATCATAAACTCACCCAAATTAACCTGAACCCAGGCACCTTCATCACGACTCCACAATTCAAATCCTGTGGGTATGCCAGAAGTAGTAGAAGTTTGATTGGTAATACTAGTGATTTTGAATCTAGCATTGCAATCATTACCATCAAGATCTCGGAAGCACAGTTCCTTACTATTGTTCAGAACAAATCCTCCATACCCAGTCCCAGGAGAGATACTGACGTTAGTAGTTCCTGCGCCAGATATTGTAATGGTTCTCGTCTTTCGTCCAGATTCATTCTGTTGGACCCATGTTGTAGATCCATAAGTGAGAGATCCTAGAGCAGTTCCATAGGTGTTTGGGTTATCATCCCATTTCAATTCTAGTGACACAGATGCAGTGCCACTTCCAGTTGCTACAAGATTGCCATTGCTATCAAAGTTGACATCCAAATCACCAGCAGCAACTTGTCCAGTATTAGAAATTCTAACTGCCCATCCACCAGGATTAAGATTCCAATCCCCTTGACCATTGTCAACGTTGGTACACTCCATCAACAAAGTTCTCGTTCCTGACGTTACCGAATGATTAAAGACTGTTGGGGCAGAACGGAAGTCAGTAAAAACAGTTGATGTTCCACTAGGTCCGATGACTTCTCCATCCAAATATAATTTGAAAATATTATCAGTTCCAACTTCAAAAACATATTCTGAACTGGTAGGGAAGTCAACATAATATGTAACCTGCTGAACTTCATCGGGAAGAACACACTCTGCAGGGTTTACCCATACAGCATACTGATTCATCCAGGAACTCCATGCAGGGTGCTCAACTGCATATGTCTCAGGACTACTCTTCGGTGCATATTCATACTTCTGAGCTTTGGTAGAACCTTGAGACTCAAAAATGTTCAGCATGATAGTGCCATAGTACGGAGGATCATATCCACCTGATGTTGCACGAGGCAAGGCACTCCGTTCAAGGTCACCACTATCAAGAGCAGCTTGAATCCAGTCACCAAATCCTGCCGCCACAAGTTCAGCACGAGTTGCGTTTCCATCAGCAACTTTTCCTGTAGGAAGTTCCAAAATGTATGATTTGAATCCTATCCATCCACTTGGTTTACCAGTAA